TTGGTGAGTATTGCGCCATTGCTTCTTCCTCACCAACCTGTCGTTCTTTTATTCTAGGATTTATAACTTCTTCAGTTTCTTCAGAGTCTTTAACGTTAGTCCATTCACGCATTAAACTATCTGCTAAACTTAATGGATTATCACCATGATTATTTGTGCGTCTAAACTTCTTTTGATGATTCCATTTAGTGCTGTATGTGTTCATTGGATCATCTTCATAATCTTCATCTGGTGAATTGGCGTAATCTGCACCTTGTTTTATTTCATCATCTGCTACAACAGGTTCTTGTCCACATGGCGTTTCATCACCTTGTGCTTGTGGTAATTCATCACCAGGTTCCATTTCGTCACCTTGTGGCATTTCTTGTTCTATTCCAGCATTTTGTAACAATGCCATAAATGCTTGTGCTTCTTCTGGTGTGTCTGCTATTACTTTAATTGTTTCTTTTAAAGTTTTTCTTTTTTTAGGTTGAAATGCATCTTCAACTCTAATAGGATCTGAAATTCTATTAACTGCTTTAACACCAGCAATTTTAATTAATCTATCAATTTCTTTTTTATAATCTTCTGACATTATTTGTTCCCTAAAACAGATTTACCACCTTCTGGTGCGTCTTCTTGTTTATATTCTATTGGATTATCACTTTTACCACCTTCTGGATTAGCAATTCTATCTTTTTTAGGACCTGTATCTTCGTCCATTAATGCTTTTAACATACTCATATTGTACTTGTCACCGTAATGTTCTTCTCCTTTAATTTTTGGAGCATCTTTATATTCTGCATCTGTTAATTTAGTTTCGTATGGACCTTCTTTTGGTGCTTGATATTGTTCTGTAGGTTCATTTGGTTTACGAACTTTTAAATGTGTGTAATTGATGCCTAAATAATCACCCAAGTAATCTCTTAATCCTTCTGCATTAATTGGATAATTTAAAGATGTATCAAATATATTAAGTGCTTCGTTTTTTAATTCTGGAAAATCTAATGGATGTTCTTGCACTACTGATTTACCTTGCTTTTTATAAGACTCGACACCAAATTTTTCAAGTGCTGTCTTCATTGTTTTTTCAACACCAGCTTCAAGATCACCTGCAATTTTAATTCTAAAATCGTATGTTTTACGAGATTCGATTAAGTACTCTTTAAATGTTTTCATTAGGTTTTCCTTCAAGTTTATTTATCGCTATTTGCTATTCTTTTTAACAGTTCATTACGGTCAAATATTATAGATCCTTCGGCTTCAATTGGTTCTTCACCATCAAATTCTTGATCTAATTTTCGTTTTTTAAGTTGCAATTCAACCATTTTGAGTTTTTTCTCCATTTTAGCCGCTTTGGCATCAACGGCATTACGCATCATTGTGGCGGCAACTTCAAAAATTCTTCCGGAATAACGTGATTCTATATTCATACCCAAATCCATTAAATCTTTATAGGTGTCCATAGCCTTTTTAGCAATGTCATCCATTTCTTCACCAACAGTATCGAGTCCATCAACCTGTGGTAATGCTTCTTCAATTTTATCTAATTTACGATTAACAGATTCTAAGTCAGGTATTGGGTCAAGTTCATTAGCAAGTTTTAATTCTGGATCTGCTAGTTCAGGCTCAATTTCACGTATTTCATCTTGTTCTGCTTTGCTGATTGCTTCTTTGACCTCAGGTAAATCAAGTAATTCTTCGAGTTTCTTTGTCATACTGTAATTAGTTAACGTTTTGCTGGTCTATGAAATATGTCGTCTTCAGTAATAACTCTAAATTTTATACCTTTTTGTCTACACCATTTAGTTGCCGCTTCCCATTTAGCATGATTTAAAGCCACAGCCGCTCTAGTTGATATACTTTTTTGTGCGGCATCTACAAGAGTTTGTTTTTTAGGTTTAATTTCAATTACTTCTGCTACGGCTTTTCCATTTTTATTATTATATTGTATAAAAAAATCAGGAACATAAACTGTATGTTTTCCTGTTAATGGATTTTGAAAAGGTATTTTAATTGACTCTGATGCCCATTTTGCCACGTTTGGATTCTCGTCACAAAACCTCATAAACACTTGTTCCCATGATGATCTATATCGTGGTGATTTTAATCCAAGATATTTTTCTGGATTTTTTAGATCGTACTGTCCTGAGGCCCATCTTGGTCTCATTGTTTTATCCTAATATGTTTCTAGATATTATGTCTGGAGATTCGTTAGTAACCTTTGATCCAATTAAACTACTTTTGAATCTGTATAAGTTAAGAATTTCTGCTACAATATCAGTTAATTCTTGTGGGTTAGTTGCTGATAATTGATCTAGTATTGATAATGGTGAAACGTTATCTAATTTAGCTTGTCTACAAATTACATAAGCAATAGTTTCTGCTGAATCTTTTTCATAATCTTTACCAGTAAAGAAAGAAATAACAGCATCATATTCATCTGAATTTATGGTTATTCCTTGATCAAAGTAATCACCAAAAATACGCATTGTTTTTTGTGTATTATTAACGTTTTGTATTGGTTTAATAGGTAGATTTGTTCTTATACCTGTATCACTTGTTGGATTATAGTTTTTATTTAAATTTTTATATGCCATTTTTATACCTGTGAATTGTTATATGTAGTTACCACTCCATCGTCATCAGTATAAGTCTCTGTAACAGTATCTCCATCAACAGTTATAGTATAGCTTGATAAGTCATTATTTGTTATAGAATTAATTTGTTCAATTTCTTCTACTCCTAGTATTAATGATACTTGTCCTATTCTTGTTAACTCTTTTATTTTACCTAATGCTTTTGCTCTATACCCTGCTTTTACATTTTCTGTTAATTCAACATAGTTTGTTTTAACTGTATTAATGTCATCTATGCTTTGTTGTTCTGTTCTATATACATAATCACGTGCTAAACCATCTAATGCTGGATGATTATTTTTAAAATATGTGTAAGTTTCTTCTACATTAAGCAACCTAGTGTCATTTGTTGTATCAACAGAATAGTCTCTATCACCTTCATTGTCTATCATTGGAGCAGAAATAGTATTATTATTAGGTAATTGATCATTTATTCTATATGAACTTTTAATATCATCTAGCATTACAGCATCAACTTTTTCTTTTCGTTGCCTACGTGGAAATTTAATACCTGGTGGTGATGATCCACCAACGTTAGTAGTTCTACCTCCAAGAATAGCATCTTTAACAATGCCAGACATTTCTTCACCTGCACCTCCTGAGTATCCACCTGTTCTATAATTTCTATATACGTTTATTGCTTCTAATATACCTGCAGGATTACCTTGTGCTAAATTGGTTATTGCTGACATACCACCTTGAACTAAACCACCAGTTCCAAATATACTACCAGTCCCACCACCACCAATTGTAAGTGGTGAAGGAGATTTATCATAATGTAAGTTTGTAAATCCACTTGGGCCTGCTCCTCCAACGGTACCTTGTTTAAGTAATACAGCCTCATATGCTACAGTCATAGTATGTCCAAGTGTTCCGTCGTTTTGTTGTCCAACTGTATCATGTGCAAATGATGTTATTATAGGTAAAACTAATGTATAGTTTGTAAAACGTTTTTTTGATATTGTAAAAATTTGTATTGCTTGTAAAAATGGTTTAGTTTGATCATTATCAAATCCCCAACGTGCTTGAAAGTCTTGTTTATATCTTGCGTCAGGATCAAAATTAACTTGTTCATATTTTGAATCTCTGTAATAGTACTTGTAATAGTCATTAAAAAAGCCTACTACAACATCTGCATTATCATCATGAAATTGTATTTGTACAGGATCATATGTAATATTTGTTTGTGTTTGTGTTTTTCTATTATATTGATTACGTGGTTCAACATTAAAATTATATGATGGTAGTTGTGCTTGTTTTACTAGTTGACCTAATTCTATTTGATTAGAACCTGACCCAAAACCACCTGCACCAGCAAATTTATTAATTACAACATAATATAACCATGGACGTTTTGGCTCAAGTCTATGTTTTCCATCAATATAGAGTCTTGAGGCGTGTTTAAAATCCTTTAATATTTGATTAGGATTAAGAAGTTGTAAAAAGTTACTTGTCCAGTTGGCCATCTAGCCTCCTCACTTATGAAGATTGAGTAGATCCGCCTCCAGTTACCAATGTACCTAATGTTCTTGCAACTGCTGTGCCTATACCTGTTCCTCTTGGAGCCTGTATTGCATTGTCAAATCTTATTGCCATTGTAATTGTAGCCGCATCTGAAGTTGCATAAGCCATTGTGTTGTAGTTAATATTTTGTACATAAGCACCATATAGTTCCCAAGTTTCAAGAACTGTAACAGCATTGGCACCTTGTCCACCATCAAGCATTTCAATTTTGCCTGAGAATTTATAGTCTATGCCACTTGCCGCTGAACTTTGTTCAAAGAAATCAAATTGTTTCTGAATTTGTTCACCGCATAGTTTAGTTACAGAGTTGTTTACGTCATCTCTTAAGTTAATTGTCATTGGTTCCCAAGTATGCTTACCTGCAAGATATACTCTTGAATTATAAACGTCTAAAATTGTTTCATCGAAAGTTAAACTCGGTCTAGTAACATCGACAACTTGTTTAGTAAGTTCTGATCTTGGAGTTGATACTCCAAAGTTTTCCAATATCACTCTAAAGCGATATTGTAATTTTGGCATTAACAGTCCTTGGTTAGAAGCCGACTGGCTACTTGCCAAAGGTACTGTAAATTTACTTAATGTTGCTACTGACATATTGTTCTCCTTTGTATTTATAGTTTCTCTACTATGCTTTTTTAAATATACCTTTCTTTACCTTTATAGTCCTAATTTATCAATCTCACCAGTGTTTTTAAGTCTGATTGGAATGTATATAAATTCAACTGCTTTAACAGGTTCAATTGCTATATCAACATACAACTCGTTTCTATCAATTCTTGTTGGTGTGTTATTAGTTTCGTCACACACTACAGCAAAATCGTATAATCCACGTTGTCCTTGAACTTCTAATAACATAGATTCAACTGCACCTTTAATTTCATTTCTAGTTAATTCATCATTTGGTTCAAAGATAAACGGTTGTGCTAGTTTGTCTAATTGTGTTCTTAAAAATACAACCAAACGTGCTACATTTACTCTGTCTAAAGCACTTGTTCCACTATGTCTAGTTTTTTGTCCATAAATTGTAAGTCCTGACCCAGTTAAGAATGTTATTGGATTCAATCTATTTGATTGTAAAGTATCTCTAATACCTGATGATACAGCAATCACTTGCTTTTCACCTGTAGATGCTTTAATATAACCTACTGAAGTTGCATTGTCTACAACACCACGTCTAATACCTGCTGGTGCAAACCACGGAAACGCCACATCATCATTTAATGCTAATGTTCTAAGTACCATATGACTAGGTGGAACAAACACATTGTTACCTGCTAGATCACTTGTAGTACCCCATGGATAATAAACACCTGTATAAGAATCATTTGATACTAACCCATCTTCTGTGTTAGTTGATTCTGAACTGGCGTTAGTTGCCCAGTTAACAATATCAGTTGAAGAGTTAGCCAACCTTGCTGGAGAATCTCCAACAATAAATGCTGTATCACTTCTATCACCTGCTAAAGTTATTAGTTCATCTATTAGTTCAACATAACCTGGAGCCGCTAATACGTTAAATTCACGTTGTTCTTCACGTAATTCTGTATTAGAACTTACTGCCGCTTGTAATTGTTTTACAACACAGGCTCTAACTGCTTTACGTCCCATATATGGTGATCCATCGGATTTGTTACCACTTGTAGTTACCCATGCATCATCTTCTCCTGGTAGTGTTGGCCACTCTGTAGTACTTGCAAAATTGGCTCTACTAAAATATGCATTTCTAAATTGTTTTACAACATATCCAGAACGTCTTGTATTAAACAATAACATTCCTTTTGGATATAATGCTGGATCTGGTTTATCAATATCTAATGCATT